CTATTGTCTATTTCGGCGCTGGAGTCCTGCGAATAATCCTTGAGGATTATTCATGGCGTAAGTAACTTCGTACTTTTCTATATGAATAACCGGATCCTGCTCATTAACAGGAATTACGGGCGGAAGACCTATCTGCGAAAGTATAGAGTTCAGAAGATTTAAATCCACTGCATACTCATAGGTATTTATTGATTTAATTTGTGATTTATTCAAATAGCCTTCCTCGAGGAGGCGCCCTACGAGCAAGGCAATAGCTCTTCGCTTCCGTGCATAAAACTGAAAGCGAATTCTTTTCGCTATATGCTGCGTGATTGTTTGATTAGGAATAATATTGGAGTGAATGGCATATAGTAACTCCTTATTTACAGCACGCTTAACCTTCCATTCTGTAGATTTTACCGTTTCCAGGATCTTACGTAGGTTAAAGACAAAGGCATGCTGAATCGTATCTTCGGGAATAAGAGGTACGAAGATTGAACTGATATTTGCTACCAAAGTCCTATAATGCAGCATGACAAGAGCAAGGTATTTATAATCACCATAGGTAATGGGGAGGAACTTTTTAGGGCCTACAAGGAGGTGTTCTGGATTAGCATAAAGGGATGGCCAGAGATGGCGGCAAGTTTCCTCTGAGGCACTTTCGATCCCGCAGCAATCTAGAATGTAGATCACGGAATCGATTGTATCTGTAAGAAGGAATAGGGCAGCATTTTCTAGCCTATGTACTGTAGAATACCCTATGAGAAGTAATAGAGAAGTGATTGTTGTAAGTTGTGAAATAGTACCGCGGTCTTCCTTATAATAGCGGCAGAGGTGGAGAAAAGGATCGGGGACCCAGCGCAGATTCTTAGCAATGAGATTCTTTCCTACAGCAGAAACTTCCGGAATAATCTCCTTATCCGTAATAACTAGATTTGGAAGTAATATAGTGTAGTTTCTCTGAATACCAAATCTTGAAATTTCCTCGGTTTCTGGTCGGCTCTTCGCAGCAGCAATCTCCAGGCAGCGTTTAGCGACCCTGGGAGCGCAATATAGATTCATCCCATGCTGTAGGGCAATCTTTTTCAATTTGGCATAGGCATTCTTTTCTGTGATCACAAAGTTAACTTTCTTCCCTGAGAATTGAAGATATCCATGATAGATTTTTTTGGACTTATATCTCTTGATCTTTTCAACATGGATATCTGCATTTAAGGCAATAGCTCCGCTTGGGGTATAGTACCATTTATTATTTGCAACAATAATTCCATACCTAGGGCTAATAGCAAAATACTCAGTAACAATATTTTCCAAAAACTCAGATTTATTATAATAATAATGAAGTTTATATGGGCTTCCTTCATATTGAACGCAAGAATCTGCCTGAATGATACGTGGGTTGAGGGGTAATAATGGGCGNAGTTCGGGCGGGTGGATTTCATCAACAACAAGAATGACCTCTCTTTTCGGCAACCAATTAACGTTCTCCAAGATACGCAGGTCAGGGTGAGCTACAATCGGAACAAAAAGACCATAGCGAGAATAGATCTCTAGAAGAAGCGATAACGCCTTCTTTAAATTTTGAAAGACAAATATCTGATTAACAAAGCGCGCTGGTTCTTTCAAAGTAAAAGAAAAGGCAAGTCCTCCTGGAATAAACTCAAGATAGCGAATTTGATCCCCTTGCAATTCCCATATACCGCTAACGATCTCCCCAGCTATCAAATTAGGAATCAAAGTGGCATTTCCGAAGCAAGAGATTGTATCGGCAGTGAGTGCTTCTTGGGCCTCTTCGATACTCCCCTTTCCGAGGAGCTTATAGGCCGTATTCAAAGATAAATTAGAAAGAATTCTGAAGAGTTTATCTGGAACGCTTCTTGTACACGCTAATTTTAAGTAAGAACCTATACGGAACTGAACAGAAAGGGGAGTTTGAGATTCAACACGGCTATTGGAACCTATAATTTCTATGGGCAGAATCCCGCAGTTGCATTTTTGAAATCCATATGTAATATTGTAAATCTTTCCACCGCAGCGTGCGCATTCCTGTAGCTCTGAGGGCTGGAACATGGCAGATCAACCTTCCAGTTATAAAGAATTTATCGAGCAAACCGAACAACTTATTAATCAATATCACAATTTGCTTAGTAGTGAAAGAAATGTAAAAGAAGCTAAATTGCTGCAACAGGCCAAGAAGTATGGTGTTAACATAGAGCTTAATGCCATCCTTCGGGAAACTAAGGAACAAAACGCATTTGCCTTCGTTAAACATGGTAAGAAAAACACCGATTATGGTATGCTTCCTCTCCGTAATGCAGAGGAAGTGAAATTGGCCGCTTCCTGGCTTACCAAATATCGCATACGCATCCCTTATAATGATAGGAAGCAAGCCGCCGCGAAGATCCTAATGAAATGCGCGGAATTCGGTGTGCAACTCCCTCCAGAAGAAGAAAAAACCCTCTTTAGAGTAGCTGGATTGGGTGTAGGAACGAAAGCCGTCATTATCAATCAGTTGGAGAAGCGGGCCAAGTTCTTCGAAAGGAGGGCCAGGCCGGAAGTTGCCGCCTTGATTCGTAGATTGATCGGTGAGGTAGAAGATACCTCTCTTGAAGATTTCTATAAAGAAGCAGCCTGGAAAGTTGCCCGCGAGATTGATAGTGTCGATAAACTCAGTGGGATCTATTATAACTACGGAAAAGAATACTTCCCTCCCGAAGATTTCCTCTACTCCACAACTACCTTAGAAGTCAAGGAGGCCGAAGAGCAGCTTGTTCCTAATATTAAGACCGGAAAGTATTATCATGCAGATGACCTGGAAAATGTTCATATTCCGATCTTGAAGGCCTGCCTCGGAGAATACGATGCCGAACGCCTCCTGATCCACAATATTATTAGTCCAACTATGTGCAAGGTATGGTTGAAACAGGCTAGTCGAGAGCAAGCTGAGGCCTTCGACAAAGCCATGACCTATAGTGGAATTCGGCCTTACGCAGAAAAGATCCCGGAAGAATGAAAAATCCTCGTACTGAGATTATTACGTCTCCTGGCTGCTTCGGTCTGACAGCGGCCACTATCGCCATCGATGACTTCGGAACGGAAGCCCTTCATTGGCTGCCCTCAACACTCGAAGCAGCCCTCGAAGAGAAGTACGGAGAACTTCCTTATTCTGTCATCAATAAGCTCAACGCCGCAGTTCTCGTACTGACAAGCGATGAATACCGACATCGCTTAGATCGGTTTGTCCTTGTATGTAACGCCCTCTCTGCCGGAATCATTGAAACCGTTACAACTGATATCAAGAATATCTTCTGGGGACTTGNTGAAATTGAACTCCTCGATCCAACGAGGGAACAGGAGAATAATTTTAGTTATTCAGCCGACATCATCAAATATGTCGAGGTTTTGCATACTTTTAATGGGTTAGCTTTATCTCCTCCTCTTCTAAAGCAAACTGGAATCTATATAAATAAGCTCCACGAAGTATTGAGTGACTTCTCGGATGACCCAGAAACCCATGATCTATTCCTAGATGCGTTAAAGAGTAAAGTCGCTGTTTACGAATTTGCCCTCGTAGATAACCTCAGAGAACTGAGTCAACAGCTTGTCACATGTGGGTTCACTCGGGCGCCTAAGCTCATCTCTAATGCCCTTGATGTCGAATTATTGCCTTCTGAAAAGTAGGCAAAATTACGGCATTTAAATATGAGGTAGAGNTATATCTNACTTATTTCCGGCAGTATTCGCTACTATTAGCCGACCGATTCCCGCCCTTGATTAATATCAGGGGCGGGAATTTGCATGTCCTTTAGCTATAGCCCTACCAAACGGTATGTGGTGGTTTGTGTGTCCCATATTTAAAGGAGGTCTTTCTATGCCAGACGATCTAGATTGGAAGTATTTTGACGAGTTAATTTACCCGCAGAGAAGAAAAAGGAGGACGATCAAAGTGCAGACAAATCAACCGCAGGTGAAGTCTATTTTTGAAGACGGTGATAAAGCAGCGAAGATCTTTCTTGCACTGTTTATCGTTGCTTGGGTTATAGCAGGTGTAGTCCTTTTATACTTCTACCCCATTATAGGACTATTCCTGTTAGTTTCTTTTTGGATGGCCGTTCAGGAGTACGACAAGTGGTCCTGGATGCTGGAGCCGAAGAAAAAATCGAAAGATTAAATGGATTTAATGTAAATCCGACCTGCGCGGGGGCCGTTGAGTAACCAGCTGCGTAGGTATATTCATTAGTGCCAGTAAGGCACCCATTTATAATGGTCCGCCCGATAAAGGCAGGCGTATGGAAGTGTCCTATAGCAAGATAATCAAAATTACGCCGAGCACACTCCCGACCTATAAACCGGTCAATTCCGTAATAAGGAATCCCGTTCCAAGCGCGGATCGTATCACCATGAGTGATGAGGATAGTCTTGCCATTATAGATTATTTCATGGTAAATGGTTTCGATCATATGGAACCGAAGAGATTTGCGCTCCGGAACCAGTTGACGAGCCAAACTCGCGGTGATATATCCGTAGTTATTTATCCCTTTATCTTTATATATGACAGGTTTCGNCAATCGTCCGTGATTATCTGTGGTCAAGATATAAGCATCGACGGGAAAATTCTCATAAAATTTAGCTATCACAGCAGCTACAAGCTCACCCGCGCGAATTGCCTGGACTGGTGGCGGAAATTCGGCCCCTATAATAAGTTCATCGTGAATGCCGCCGGAGATATAATCGCCGAGGAAGAGAAGAACAGCCTTAGCTAGGTCTAAGCGTTTAGCCCATATTAGCATTTCATCCGTAATATGAGCCAAGCGCTTACGCGCTATCTCATAGTTATATTCTCCGAACCCCTCTATTCGTTGTGGTAAGGTTATCTCACCGATGTGCCAGTCACTGAATAAAAAGAATCCAGGATTATTTTTCCGCTTTGATTTCCTTACTTTAGGTTTACGCAAAGATAAAGGAGGAAGCTCGGAGATGCTGGTCAGTAGTGAATTAAGGTCCGAATCTACCATACGTTCTGTAAAAAATTATAGGTCAAAAACACCATGTATGTTACAAAATTGAAGAAGCATCAGGCTATCACGATTGGAAAGAGATGGTTTATTAAGAACACGGGTGATTCTTCCGTTCGAATAGCGATCCCGAGCGGAATTCTAATTCAGAAAGATATGGCAGGAACGCTGGACTTTTCAGGAAAAACACGTTATGTTGTCATCAGGGGCCGAAAAAGGATTAAATTAGATCGGCCTGTGTACATGAAGGCCCGCTATGGAAAGGTTCTGCTGGTCACAAGAGAAAGAGAGGAGAAGGTAAAAGAATGAAAGTTTCGCGGACGCTTTGGACAACTCTACAGGCTGGAGTTCCTGCTATCATAGTGGGCGAGAACGGGATAGGTAAGTCTTCATCCCTTGTAGAATTCGCCCGTATCTTGAATCGAGATTACGTGCATCTTCCACTTATCGGTGCTGCACCCGAAGACCTACTTGGGTATCCAATAGTTAAAGACGGTTATTGTGCTTATGCTCCGCATTATTGGCTAGATAAACTAGCTCAAGGTGCTATTCTTATCCTTGAAGAGGTTAATCGATTGGATAACGATCGTATGCAGAATGTTTTAGCGCAGTTATTAGATAAGCAGTTAGGTCAGTATCGTCTTCCGCAGGATACCATTATCGCAGGGACTGCCAATATTTGGGATATTGCCTTAAACGAGGTCAATCTAAATCTGCTTACACGTTGCGCGTGGTATCCAGCAGATGTAAGTAATGCTGAGGAAGAAAAGGCCCTTATTACAGGAGAGTACGACCTCAATGTAAGCGTAAAGATCCTACCAGAAAACTGGAGAAATTCTATTCCGACGATTCGGATTAAGATGGCAGGCTTCTTTAGAAGTCGGCCCAATAGCTTTAAGCGGCCAGAGGGCGTACCAACAACGCCGTGGCCATGCCCGCGGACTGTACAAAAACACGCAATCCCCGCGTTGGCCGCATCCTATGCAGTCGGCTATCGAACATACGATGACTATATGGATATCCTACGGGCTTGCTGTGGCCCGGTATTTGCCGAAGACTTTGCGATCTGGCTAGAAGCAAAATCTCGCCCGCCGCAAGAAATATACGAAGATATCAAGAAAGGTAAGAAAATTCCTATCGCTGAATTGACTATCGGAATAAGCGAGATCTATGCCTGGGTGCAGGAATATATGCTGGATAGGCGTATGGATGAGGCAAAAGAAATTTGGCAAAATTGCATAAATTATCTTGCCGAGCATCTCATCGGAGGAGACGCCGCAGAATTGGCTGTGTACCTGGCCAGCATTTTCATGACGAAACCGCTAGGTCGAGTCCCTCCGGCATTTGTTAAACTCATAAAGAGAGTAGGAAATGTTTGACTCAGTAGAAAGACTTAAAGTACGCATTCAGGCGGGTAGGCTTATCAAGCTCCCGCTTAAAAAGTTGATGCTTGTCATCCCGATTGAATTTACAGAATCTCCAACGGTTCCGACGCTCCGGCTGCATCAAGACCGGATGACTATCAACATCTCCGAACGGACCGAAGAGGAGATCGCCTATATCATCGCGCATGGGACTCTATATTTCCAGTTGAGGCATCACAAACGTGGCAGAGACATTTGCCCTAAAGACCTCTGGCCGGTTTGGGTCCTTGCCTCAGAAATTACCCGCACGGATATGTTTGATCTCTATGGAACTCAGGTGCGGAGTAATACAATATTCCTACGCCCGAGCGACCTAGCCCTTCCGCCAGGAAAATCCGTAGAAGACTACTATCACATGCTCCTAGAGGGAGCAAAAACTCCACAAGCAAGGAGTTCTGCGGATTATGGCGACGATAACTTTTCTGGTAAAGAATGTGACCTTTTCGGCGATGGAGCAGAGGCGGAATCCGGCGAGGTCCAAGGGCGAGCCGGAGGTGCTTCGGACGCCCAGGCTGGTGAGGTTGATGAGGCCTCTGTCACTGGCGGCGATATGGCCACCGCCGAGGGCGAGATGGCAGATGAATCGGATGATAGTATCAATCTAGACTCTGTAATTAACAGTACGCAGAAGTCTATTCTAGATGCCCTGGGGCGGGGTCTTCTTTCTTCTCACGGAGAACTCCAATATTTCCGAGAGGAAAATCGAGACCTAGCCCTTATCCAGAAGCTGCGGCGATTGATCATGAGTGAATGTCATTCCGTATCGAATTCACTCCAGATTAAGCGCTTCTCTAGCCCTCGTCCGCGGCGGCGTTCCTTGGATCCGCGGATTATCTTAATGGATACAGTCAAACTGGGCCAGCGGATTGCGGTCCTTGTGGATGTGTCAGGCAGTACCTCATTCTATCGGCAAGAGGTGTTTGACACGCTCGCCGCAGTAATTCGGGCGAGTAGACTTGTAGATATATATATTGGAGATACAGAGATATTAGAAAAGCACATGCGTATCAAACGTCCAGATCAACTCAAAGGCCTCCCCGATGGTGGAGGAACGAGTATGGATGTACTCATCAAATCACTTGATGAAAAAGGGTATAAGGCAATCTTTGTAGTTACCGACGGAATCACACCTTGGCCAGAGGAGACGAAGGCCAGGGTGTATGCCTGTCTAATTGGAGAATTACGAGAGGAAATGGTTAAAGAGGTACCGAAATGGATCAGAATTGTTTGATTCGCACATATGATATATTAGAACAAGTATTCAAGGATACAAAGGCCGATATCTCCAGTTGGGCGCGCCTCGTATATGGCAAACATACTCTGCATAACCTGACCTGCGGAGTTATCACCAAAATCGGCAGAAAGAAGGCAAATATTCCATGCGTTATGGTTTCCTCCGATGGACCTATTACACCGGAACTCCGTGGTGAAAATCCATCGGAGCAATTGAAGGAGTTATATCAATATTTTGACCAGGTTTACCAGAAGTATGGAAAATATTTCGCCTATCGTGATACAGGCATGTACATCTTCGTAAATACAGACCTGGGTGAATATATTACCATTAAGGATGGAAAGTCGTTTGTACGCGGGATTCATAAGATATTCGGATGTTATACATATTTTGCATGTAAGTGGAATGTGAAGGGTCAAAAAATCACCGTTGAGGCGCAAAATGATACTGACAAATTGCAGAAATCTCGAAAACTTATTAGATAAAACCCAGGTTAGGGAATTCGTTGTTATCGCAGACGATCCGAAAAGTGTTAATGTTCCGCAGGGAGTAAACGCTCTCATTATCCCTAGCCTAATAACTCATTTTCCTGGGGAGAAGCTGGCTTCTGTTAAGGAGATATTTATTGCTCCTGGAACAGCTCGGGAGGTATTAGCCCTTTGCGCAATCGGATTATTTTCCGTAGGAATCCCGATCAGCTTCACGACTGAAGGCGGGACCTGCTATGAATCTATCTATGATGTAGTGGACCTTACTGCGCTCTGGCCCAAGTTTGCTGCACATATGCTGGAAGTATTAGCACGCAAATATGACGACCTTATCATAACTTGTCAATATGATGAAGATGTCATGCTAAAGGAATACGAGAGCCTCAGTGCCTACGTGCGGGAGGTGAACAAGGCTTACGATAAACTGACGGAGATTGTAAATAATTATACCAAGAAGAAATTAGATGACATTACCCAATGAGTCACGTTGTTGCCCTATGTCCGACGTACCGCCGTAGAAGGTTAGTTAATAACGCTATTGCCCTATTCTTCAGACAAACATGGTCCGAACCGATGACCATGCTTGTCTTTGACGATGGAGAGAATGCTCTACTAAACTTCTTACATCACGAAAATAAAACCGTAATGGTTATCCCATTTACGGAACGCTTTCCAACACTCGGAGCCAAGTATAATAGTCTCGTAGATTATGCCTGCGATAAGCTCCGAGCGGATTACCTCTTTATCTGGGAAGACGATGACATTTATCTCCCAGATCATATAGAGAAATATATGAAGTGCTTTCAGGCAGGCGCACAATGGGTTAAGCCGAGTCTTATCTATACATACTTTGGGGGTCGCCTGGAAAAGGTTGACCCCCATTTTAGTTTCTTTGCATCTATTGCCTTTACAAGGTCAGTACGGGATCAGACCGACCCAGTTTACTTTATCGAGGATCATGTAGTTCAGTTTGATATTGATTTTATGTATAAATTGAGCAGAAAATATGGTTCTCCGTATGATCCTATCGAAGACGGCGAACCTACGTATGTCTTTAGGTGGGATACTACCGAGGCTTATCATGGTCAAGGTTTTATGCATCTAGGGGATCGCTGGTACGAGGCCGTTCCTTACGCTACGCAACCCGAACCAGCGATGCCGAATAGCCCGGTCCTAGATGAGGATTCAATAAGGGTCCTAAGACTCACGCGGGAGCAACGAAATGAAGATAGCTTTGGCTGTCTATCTGGCAAAGAGAACAAAGTACAGACTTAAGATTACCCCTATATGCATGGCGAAAGTAAAATGAAAAATGGAAAATAAGGATACCGAAAAGACTATCGCAGATAATTATTACGAATTTGCAGACCTCGTAGAACTAGTCGATACGCTAGGTATTGGCCGAAAAACCGTCTTCCGAGGAAAAAGCCCGGACGGATACCATAAGTACAATGTTATCCTCTATAGATATAAGGAGCACGAATTCTCCTATCTTACATGCGAGATCGAGACTGAATCCGAAGTCCCACCGCCAACGAGTATGGTCTTAGATATCCTTCTGCGGGAGGCCATTTATTCACCTAAAGGTGGTATTAAGGTAAAACTGAAAAGATTACTCAAAGAATATTATGAAGCCGCAGAGACTTTAGTTCGAGAGCATTTAGGAGAAGAGGAATAAGGAATCGCAGTGGCCGCCTCTTAACGGGGCGGCCATCTTTTTCTACGCAGGAGATGTCAATGGGACTCAAACAGGAGCTGCAAAATCTCGTCAATCGAACTGGTATCGGGAAGGCGTTCAGCTCTTTTCACTCGGAGAAGGACCAGAAAACCGGCAAATATATTTATACTCAAGGATTTACTCTCTATAGGTACCCCCGAAACTCTACGAAGTATAAACCGCTATACCTGACGATAACTATATCAGAAAGTAATTTTCGCAAATGGGGATCATGCACAACCACAAGCGATGTTCTAGAGTTTGCTATTCGAGAGTATCTCCGGAAACCTACTGCTTGGAAACGAAAAAGGCTTGAGGAGCTATTACAAGAAGATTTTGATCTTGCAGTGAATCTTGTTAAGAAGCATACTAAGCGGAAACAGCGAGGAAAGCATGACCGCGCAACTACTTAACATGGTGGATATCGTGGACCTGGCAGGGATCGGGCGAAAGGAGATTTTTGAAGGGACCGAGATTGACAAAGACACAGGCATCCCTTGTGATCGGTACAAAATAATTCTCTACCGCTATGTTCCGGGAAAGCAAAAACGTTTACGTTGCGCCATTATAACGGACATCAGCGATCTTAGAACAAGTGAAGCGCTCTGGCTATTGATTCAGGATGTACGTGAAAAGCCAGAACGGAAAAAAGAGAAGGTTCTAAAGAAATTCTTACGCGAATATTACGAAGCTGCCTGCGCTATCGTGGAAAGAGAGCTCAAGGAATATGAGGAAGGCGCAGACCTGGAAGACCAAACTCCTCAACAAGATTGATAAGTTAGGCATAGGAAGGCGGGATCGGTATATAAGAAGCATTATTGACGAGGACACCAAGGAGGCCTTAGACGAATACGAAATTACCATTTACTACTGCATATCAAGTTTTACCTACGAATTGCACATTCATATAAGGATACCTAGCGAGCAGGTTCCAGATACAAGTGAATTGTTAACGCAGATATTTACGCTTTGCTGGGAAGGAAAACTATCGGAAAGGACGCTTACACGACTCGAGCATATGCTGAATTTCGATTACGGAGAGTCACGTAAGGAGTACAAAGCCTCAGGGAGAGAAGTAGATGATCCGATACATTCACCCGAAACACGGAGGATTTTGGGATGAATTTCTTAAAGCAAAGTTTATTAAATTTATGCAACGCTATCCGGACATCCAGTTTACTATTGAAACCGGAGAGCGGCATGCAATCCACTACGATACCCCACGAGAGTACAGATGCGTCAGAGAATGGAGCTACAGAAAGGACGGAAATGAACGACTCTGGATCTGCGAAGCATTGGCACGAATCTATTCATACGGTGCCCTGGAGAATTATTGAAGTGATAAGTGNGCTTGCCTGGATAACCTTGGCCCTTGTGTTGGTGTACTACCGATGATTATCTACAGGTTCACAGTATATGGAAATGGCTATTCCTTCATCGCAGATAAGATTATCGAGGAATTCAGAAAATTTATGCCGGACCACCTACAGTACATTATCGAATACGTTCCCCCGGAGGATGTACAAAGCGGACAGGAACTAGGAGCTACTTATGAAACGGAAGAAGAGAAGGAATGGCTATCTAAGTGGGGGGAGCATTTAAGCAAAGAGATCTGGAAACTAAATAATCATTACCGAGTAACTAATCTTTCCGGGATAAGCTGAAGCCCATACAGTTTCCAGAGGTGCGTATAACCCGTAAGGGTGGTAGTTTAATAGTTTAAAGTTTCTTTAGGGAAGGGGGGATCTCCGGAGCCAGGACCAGGATGGCTCTTGTTTTTCAAACCGGAGCCGAGTAGCAGTTTTCATCCGGAGGTCCCCCAAATCCCGTCTGAGGTAGCCTAATCTTTTAACCTCTTTTTAAAAAATAAAATCCATCGAGGCCGCGGACGCAAGCGAAGCGGAGCGTTAGCGGAGCGAAGCGCAGCGGCCTGTCGGCCTCGTGCGAGCGCGGAGCTAACGCGCCAGCGTTGGCTCTGCCGCTCGCCAATCTTTTCATGCTTTACTGCTCCCCCCTTTTTAGCTATCCTTTCTCCGTTTGGAACAGAAAAGTGGCACAATTGGCCTACGGCCAAGGTGCCAAATTTGTACTTCCGGTGTCAAAAAGTAAATTTTCATACGTTTTTTCGTACCACCCTTGAGCGGTACATGATCCCCTGGATTAACTAGACGTGTTATTAATCTTTTAATGTTTACATCTCACTTCGTGAGATGGGATAATACTTTATTTAGGCTCTTTAATTATTTCTTAACTTCTACACGAACCGATAGGTTCGTGTTTAATCTCTTAATTTAATTCTTTAGCCCTTTAAAGTAGTTCCTAGAATCAAGCCTTATCTCTAACTCTCTACCTTTTCTTGTGTATAATCTAACTAGTATAATATATATCTATACTTAGGCAGACTTCAGACTTTGATATATCAACCTGTATAATGCTACTTTCATGCTTTCCAGTAACACCTACAGTTTCGTGTAATATCAGGTTTATTGGATAACGTTATCAATCAATTAACTATTAGGCACCCCCCGCGGGCGGCGTGCTTAAGCCCCCGATTAGAGGTAGAAAAGATTCATTTCGTGTACTGGAGGTGATTCGATGATCCCGGAAAATTATGTACCTTTTGTGCACGACGAGGTTCCGCTGCCTGATTTTCCTCGTCGTCCAGGAGTTCGTCCTATTGCCGTCTGCATTTCTGATACGCATGTCAGACCTGGTGCCCGTATCTGGAAGCATGCGCCGAAGCCCTATGGTGACATTCTCTATGCCTTTCGGCAATGTGCTCACATCGTTGCAGAGTTGCAGCCTGAGTTTGTCTTCCTTCTTGGTGACATCCTCCATACCAGTATCAATCCCGCTGATGTACTAGGGATTGTTAATATCTTCTTCCAGCTCCTTCCGAAAGCTGCTGTCGTTTACTTTGTCCAAGGCCAACATGACCTTAGCTCGCCGCCGTGGTTGAGCCTTCTTGGCTCCTCTTCCAGGACACCCGTTTCTATGGCCCTAGGATCGCGTCTGTTGCGTTCTTCGAGTGGACTTAGTGTCCTTGGCTTGGATTTTACAAGAACGCCGTATAACACGATTTATGCGATTCTAGAAGCTAACCGCCCAGAAGAGGTAGATATCCTGGTAACTCACCAGGCTTGGAAGGACATCTTGGGCCCAGCCGGGAACGCTTCTTTCCAGGATTTAGAGCTTATTCCTGGCTTGAAATTAGTCCTATCCGGTGATATTCATGCATTTTCCCAGTTTACTTATCCTCCCCAGGTTAATGATTACCAATCTAGTGATGTAAGATTGAAATCTTCCCCTTCATCTGATCGTTTTCGTATTATTTTCCCCGGGACGCCCTGTATTACTGATCTCAATGGGCAGCCTCCTTACGGGATCCTGGTGCTATGGCCCGATCTCTCTGTTACCCACATCCCGTTGCTCGGTCGTTCCGTTTATAGNCCCTGCTTGCAGACGATGGAGGATCTAGAACGCTTTCGGGCTGAGNATCCTCCGGAGTCGATGCTAGATCCAAATCTTCCTGGAGACTTGCAGATCCCGATTCTCTATGCTTCCGGAGTATCTGAGGTTCTTCTGGTTGCTAAGGAGTTTTATGAGGAGGTTACTTATTTTAGGATGTCTTTGAAAAGCTCTTTTTCTTCTTCCGCGCCACTGAATTCTCCGGATGTTTTGCATACTGAGGGCTATGATTTTCGTGTTCAGCTTTTAAACTATTTAATATCGAAGAATTCAAAATATGCGGCGGTTTATCGAGAATTTTTGCGTGTTCTAGAAAGACCAGAAGAGCGTGATACTTATTTCAGAAGGGCAATAGCTGCGGTTTTAGCTGCGGAGGGTTTCCATGAGGATTCAATACTTTGAGGCCAAGGACTTTTGTGGTTTTGAGTCCATCCGTTGTGACTTTGCCCCAGGCCTAAATCTGCTTGTAGGGCCTAATGGTTCAGGTAAGTCTTCGATTTTAGAGGGTTTGAATATCCTTTTTTACGCTTCTTCCGCCTCTCGTTCTCAGTATGTTCGTGTAGGGGCTTCTTCTGCACTCTTACGGGCTGAATTTGTCCTAGACGACGTTCCTTATCTCTGTAAGCGAACGATTTCTAGGTCTGGTAGTTCCGCGGAAATTACTAACCTTAAAACCGGACAACCTGTATGCTATGGCGTTGGTGCCGTTAAGTCCTTTTTTGATGCGGCCTTTAATCTAGAGGGGCGAGGTTTTTCCTGGTATTTGAAGCAAGGAACTATTCCCGCTTTCCTCTCGATTTTTGCTAATTATGACATGGATAAGATTTTCTCCCTCTTTGGTATAGGAACGCTCAAAAATTTCTCTTCCTATTTCAATGTAACCCTTAAGACTATTTTCGGAGACGCTCAGGCTGATTATTCCCATGCCGATTATCTCTGTACTAATTTACAAGCAAAGATAGCCGAACAAGAGGCCCAGCTAGTAGCTCTTCGAGAGCAGGGGGCTGAATATGCTGCGTTAAAGGAAGAATGCCAGCAAGCTGAAAGGGAACTACGCAGATTAGAAGAACAAAAGAAATTTGCGGAGATTCAGAGATATTATGCAAACCTGGTAAAATCTGCTGAAGAGATAGATTCTACCATAAAGTCGGTAGAAGCTGAACTTGATGCGTTAAGGCAAGAACTTAAGACCTATCTTTTCCAGGATGCCCAAGAGATCACAGAAGAACTTTTATCTTCTTCTCTTTTTGATCTTAATCAGAGGTTAAGTCAGATTGCTAAGCAGAAGGCGGAATATGCAAAATATTTAGAAGTTTCGTCTCAGATTCCCCGTATTTTAGCCCGCTTTAGAGATCGCCCTGCCCCGGTTTCTTCCTTATTAGCGCATACCCGAGAGCTATATCAGGATGTCAAGAGTCGCCTAGCAATCTATCAGAAGAATGATCCTAGGGTACAATTGGAGCATTATATATCTCATAATCTTACTGGAAAGTGCCCTCTTTGTGAGCAAGAGATCCCTTTAGAGCAATTAAAGAGATTTGCCCAGGATTGCGCTTTTCTCGAAGACCAGGCCCAGCGCTTGGCGAATTCTATTCAGAATCTTCAGACCCAGCGAGATCAGCGGGCCGAATTAAGAAGTGCCCTCCGCCGCCTGCGAGACGCTCATCGTCGTGTTCGTGGGATGGCTCAATATTCTGAAGACCTGGAAAAAGAACTCATTCAGGTTAAGGATTATCTCACTAGGACCCTCGCAAAGTTTAAAGAGCTTACTGAGGAACTTCTAAGATTAAACGGTAAAAGGACCTCTATTGCTTCTTCCATTTCCCAGATTAAAGAACTTCCAGATGTTACATACCCCGGAGATGAGGTCTATGCTCTGGCTAAATTACGCCACTCTGAACTTTCTCAGCGCCTGGCTCAGCTAGAAAAGGCCGCGATGCAGATACAGGCTACAGAAACCCATTTGGAGTGGCTAAAAAATTCATTGGCTGAGGCCGAGGCTGCCAGGGCGAAATATAAGAAGAATAGCGATATTTTTAATATTTGCACGAATCTCTGCAAGGAATTTGTGGAGGATGTTCAACAATATATCTGTAATCTGCTCTCGGAAGGCGGATTTCTATCTATAGTTAATCGGATACTCGCTGACGTCGATGCTGTGTATCGTGTCTCTTTCGAATTTAATGGTGAAACCTATGACTTTATTGCACATTTCCCGGATGGTACAAATATCTCTGTTACACGCCTTTCCTACGGGCAACAGGTAATCCTGGCATTTATTCTTCTTTTTGTATTCTATCTGATGACATGCTCTACTGGTGTACTACTTGTAGATGAACCGACTGCCGGATTGGACTCTCGACANCTTAATGGCATTTCAACTATTTTGGATACAATGAATACGCTCTGCCAGCAACAAAGTGTGCAGTGTATTATGGCTACACATGAGGCAGATATTTTGCGTGGTGATTACAAGATAATTTCTATTGAGAAGGAAGCTCATACTTAAAGTTTCTTATGCATCCCTACAAGCCCCTTCAACAGATTGCCTTAGACCTTAAAAATTTGGAGAACCCTATACCAGTCGCGGAGGTGCTCGATGGCCCTCCAGATCGCCTGGCCCTCGGCTTAGACTTCGGACTGAACCTAGGCTATGCCTTTGCCGTCTACTCTAATACCCGTAAGAAGTGGTATATGTTCCCGCATATGATAGGGGTTCTCGATCTAAATGCTGGGAGATACGAGTCTAAAAGTATAAGTTTTTTGCTCCTTCGTCAATTCCTTTCTTTAGCTAATCCTTCTGTAATTTTCTATGAAGATGTTAAGTTTACCCCACCTGCCGAATATCTNTCTAGCACAGCGGAGGTCGTTGCTCGGGTAGCATCGGCCTCCGAACTCCTTTCTTCTCTGCGGGCTGTAGCTCTCCTTTGGGCGGAGGACCATAATGTTCCATTCCTCGGTATTCCTATTGGAACTATTAAAAGAATTGCTACCGGTAGCGGTCGCGCGAACAAGGCCGCCGTTATCCGAGCCTGCAATTCTCAGTTTGGCACGACACTCGACGAAAGTATGCCCGGGAGTGATAATGCCGCAGATGCCGCTTTTATCACATATGCCGGACTCCTCAATTACGGTTCCGGTATAGAAACTTCTGCAAATCAATAGTCTTGGAAAATCCTTGCTTTTGATGGCATTTATTCTTGAGGTATGACCATCGTGGTCATACCCGCGTCCCCTGGTCCTTCCATTATAAGGAGGAGGTAGTATGGTCAGATATTACGCTGACTTTAGGACCTGGCCCGCCAGGATATGGTGGACCACGAAGAACGAGGTCGGTCTCGTACTCGTGGGCCAGAATGGTCCTAGGGTACGCGGTCGGGGGGCTTTGTACTTCCCAAACAAAGAGGCCGCGCGGGCTAAAGCGAACAGCTCTGCGTTGGCTGTTTGGGAGGAATTGGAGGCCAAAGACCTCGGGGCCACGAGGACCTCAGCAGAAGTGCTTGACATACTAACATCTCTGTTGAGGAAGGGGTCTCACGCCGGTTTCGCGGGGCAAAGCCTGGGCCTCCGGGCCTTCCCTTATAAGGGGCTCGTTTGGGACCTGTTCGTCCCAGACCGCAGCTATCTCCGCCGTAGAGCTCGCTCTAAAGAGCAAGCTCAGGAGGAAACTCAGGTGGAGGAGTAAAAATGGGGTGTGGCGGGTGCGCCTAGCGCGCCCGCTTTGTTTTAGCTATTCTACCTCTGCCTGGGCATCTGAACATAAAATTTAGATAGGTTTGTAAATGGTATCTATTATCATGGAATATGCTTATGAGTAGTCAATTTACTATACGCACCATCGAAGTTCTCCCCGTTGAGGGCGAAACCCCAAAATGGTATGATCCTTTTGGCTGCCCGGAGAACGCTATTGTTAATCTTCCTGACGGGCGAAAGTGCTTTATCGATATTAAATCCCTGGCAGTCTTAAGGGCTCGTTGCTCGGATACGGATCAATTTATCGAGGTTTTAAGTAAATATAGCGGAGATGAACCTATGAACCTGAAGCAGGCATCTAAAAATGTAGGTTTTACTCAAGTTAGCTCTCCTTTTCCTCCGTTTGTATCTCGCGCGCAAGATAGCAAATTTCCTTTTCCTCGCAATTCCCAAGATTCTTCTGTTGTAACTGCGCCTTCTGTTCAGGTTGATATATTTATTCCTTCTAGTAAGTTTTCATTCTCGACTTACTTCCATGAAGTTTTATCAGTTCCCCCTTATGTAATTCTCGTTTTTAATTCTGCGGCGGTTGGCTTTCCGAAGATGTTTCCTCAGCCTGGTTCTATGTTCATTATGAATTGCCAGGCTGCCGATATCGACGCAGTGCCTGTTACGGCACTGGGCTTGAATTTTAGCCATGCTGGGTATGAATATTGCGTTTTAATCAATAGTTCTCATGTTGCGCCCGAAAATATTTCTGAAGAACCTGTAGATTCTCCTACAGAAAATCTTGAAGATTAAATTCTATGCCTGACGAAAAGCTATTTAATATTGATAAATTTCCTAAGCCCTGGAATGATTACGTTTCCAAGCAGGTCCCGATTAGTATTCGGGACGCGCTTTATTGGTGCGAATATGCCTTTCTCTCAAATCAAACCCTTGCGGCTGCGATTCGAAGGCTTGTTGCATACTTTATTACGGAAATTGAGGTCCTCGGCACCGACCGCAAAGAGGCAGAGCGTTTAAAGGACTACCTCTACAATACTCTTTATATTGACAGTATTCTCCGTTCTATTGGCCTAGATCAGCTCGTTTACGGTAACTCCTTTTCTACTGTTTGGACTCGTATTCATCGGCAAGTTATCTGTCCTCGTTGCGGGTACGCCGTCGCCTTCTTGCCTTATGCCAATACTTCGGGAACCGACTTTAAGCTACAGAATAACGAATTTCATTTAACCTGCCTCAAATGCTCTTATCGTGGTCCTTGGCAGAGTATTGTTTCTCCAGGTACGAATCCTGAAGATATTAATATAATCCGCTGGTCCGTTCATGAGATTGAGATTAATTATGAACCTTTAAGTGGTCAGACAGAATACCTATGGAAGATTCCCGCCCGTATCCATAAACGCTACCAGCAAAATGATCCTCTATTTATAGCTAATGCTCCTGATAGTATCCTCGAGGCCTTAGCACGCAATGAGCATTATATCATATACCCCGATATGATTATCCACCTCAAGGAACCTACAATATCGGGGCTTGATATGAACGGCTGGGGGCTTCCTCCAATCCTCTCGAACTTCCGTCAAGTCTGGTATCTAGATCTTTTACGGATGGCGAACCAGAGTATTGCGCAGGATTTCATAATTCCTATGCGCATCCTCTCTCCTGAATCCCGCGCTGCCGGTCCAGAATTTGGCGATCCTACATTCAATATGCCTTTTCCTGAGGTAAATTATCAGCTTAAAGAAATCATCGAATCCTGGCGCCGCGATCCGACAAGCTGGTTCTCTGCCCCCTTCCCGATTCGGTACCAGCTCATTGGGGGTGAGGGTGGCCGTATCATCCCCCATCAACTAATAGAGCAGGGAATGGTCGATCTTATCTCTGCTTTAGGTATTCCGATTGAATTTTTCCGAGGTAGTATGGCAGTAAATGCCTTGCCTGTAGCAACTCGCTTACTTGAGAATGTCTGGGCGTCCATTCCTGATGCCTTCAATAAGTTTTTGAGCTATTTAGCCAAGGAACTGAGTATTAGGTTTAAGTGGGAACCCTTCAAATTGCGCATGGCGAAACCCTCCCATGTTGACGATATTAATCGTCAGATGGCGAAGCTCCAGCTGGCTCTCCAAGGTGCCATCAGTATGCATACGGGCCTCAAGAGCATTGGCCTCTCCTTCGAGGAAGAGATGCGCCAGCAGATGCTCGACGAAGAAACCAAGGCCGAGGAAATCAAGAAATTGCAGGAAAATGCGGCCAAGGAAGAACTCAACGAGCAAATGGCCACCCCCGCTCCAGGGGGAGAAGGCATGGAGGGTCTGCTTGGCCTGTTAGGTATGGGAGGCATGCCTGGGGTGGGCGGTATGCTTGGCGTGGGCCCAGCTCCTGGTGCTCCTCAGCCACAAGGTGGACAGGGTGCACCTCCGCAACCGGCTCCTCCTACAAACGATCCGGTGCAGCAGGTCCTTTCTATGATACCAGATCCAGGGGTTGGTCCGGTTTCTCCTCAAGACCTTTTACAATCAGCTCAGCAGATCGCAGATATGATCTATGGGATGCACCCGCGTTTGCGAATGTCTGCCTTGAGGCGTATTGCTAGTAAAAATGAGATTATTCATGCCTTAGTATTGAAGGTTTTACAAGATAAAGATAATCAGGCGGCACTGCAAGGTAAGATTCAGGCTCAAGAACAAGCAGCTCAGCAGGCCGCTCCGGGGATGGCGTTTTGAGATTGGTTATAATTAATTTAGGAGAATATTTACAATCATCCGCCGGGAAAGCCCACCCTTTTAAGGGTGGGATGAAAGGCGGCCTGGCCTTCTTCCTAAAAGCGTGATACAATTTAAAATGCTGAGATAAACATTTTGGGATTGGGGCTGCAATCCCTGGGTATCAATCCCTAGAAGCCCACGACTTTAGTCGTGGGAGCAGTCACTGTCAGTCTGATTCTATTTTGGGAGGTCCTTATGAGTAACGTAAACATTCCGTTTGAACTTGCTCGGCGAGCTGCTTATTTTGCTTCAAGGGCATTGCAGCGCGCACCGGCAGAAGAATCTGTAGCTACAACTACTGCGGTGCCTGAAACCCCACTTTCAGAGGAACAGAAGAAGGAATCTATGCCGGGGTTTACAGGGAATCACCGCTCAGATACACTCGATGAAGCTGCACAGCAATCAGTAGAAGCAGTTCCTGAAGTAAAGCCACGTAAGCGTCGTCGTAAGGCAGACGTTACTGATGCTGACGGCGACGGTATTCCAGACTCTGAAGAAGAGCAGCGAGGGTAAACCTGTGCCTTTTAAATCTAAAGCTCAAATGCGTTGGATGTTCGCGGCAGAGGCGCGCGGCGAACTTCCTAAAGGTACAGCCAAGCGGTGGGCTGAGCACACGAAAAATATTAAGAAACTTCCTGAGCGAAAGAAACCTAAGAAACAGGAAGATTCTAAAAAGAGTGCGAAACTTGCCGCTTTGTACTTAAGGGCTAAAATTGCCAGTTTGCGNGCCAAACTTGCCGCGAAGGCCCCGGTTCCTGGTCCACAGCCCGGTGGCGGAAATATCCCTGTGCAATGGCCGTTAACTGTAACTGCTCCCGCAGCGAAAGGTGGTAAATTTATTTTATCGGCTGATTTTTTTGGTCCTAATCTTTTGGATAAACGCTTAGGGAAAGGTCCCGGTACGCTGACTACTACAAATATAGGAACGGTTCGTCAGCACCATCCGATGAAGATAGCTAGCCTCCTTCATCGAAACCCCAGACTGTTTTTCCGTTTTCTCAGAAATCTCGATCTTTATTAGAAGAGACCGCGGCTATGTTAGAGATTCAAAGGCAAAGAGATGAGGTAGAGCGCCAAGTCCGCGCATCACGAACATCACCCTCTGCGCCTGCTGTTCCTAAGAATCCTCCGACGCAAACTACGCCCTCTAATATTAAGACTTCTGCTTATGACACTGGGACGCCTTATCGGGGGGTTACTGTATATTATGCTGATCCATTTCGTGGCAAGGCTGAAGGTCGGTTTCATCAATATCCCAGGGCTCCTTGGCTGTTGCCGGTAGGCTATTTAGAACAATCTTCCTCAGTTCCTCCTAAGCGCCTACTTACCCCAGAAGCACGTTTGAGGCAACAGCAAGAGCGTGCGTACAAAGAAAGATGGACGCGTAATCCATTTAAAGATATTCCTATTGATATTCTAGAAAACTTTCATGCGCATGAACGTGAACTTAACAAAGTTGATATACAGCCTGGCTCATGGTATACTCCTGTGGAAGGTGCGGAACAGAGAAAGCGTAAGGCTATAAACGAGGAAAATTGGTATCAGACCTTCGGTTATAATACTTCTGGTCTTTTGAATACATTTAAGACCCTTTGGAATAATCCTGAATTTAATTATCTAATTGATGCGAATAATATCGAAGGTGCAGCATACGAAGTAATTGATGCTCAACAGGCGCTTAATGCTGCGGCGAGACAGGCTGCTCAGGGAACAATTGATCCGCGTGCATATAGGCGCATTCAAGGTCGTTACCACTCTGCTAAGCGGAACTTCTTGAGTCGTCTTACCCGTGTTCAGAATGAATTGAATGAAATGGGTCGCTATGGACTGAAAGAGCCCACTTTTGATAATTATTTGACATACAAAGCGATTAAAGCATACGAGAACTTTTTGACTGTCCGTGCGCATATGCCCCAAAACGTACAACCTGCCCTTGACGATGCGCGTGCTTGGGTTCGTGCCTACTTAAAGCGGGAACTTCTGGATCCGACACGCCACGGCTCTGTTAATATCCATGATGTAGATCGGGCATTGTTGTACGCCGAACGTGGCCTATATAACTACCTTGCACGGTATCAAGCCAATCACGGCATTCCGTTCCATAAGGCCTTTGTAGCTAGAGAACGACCAATGCGGGGTTATATTAGTCGGGATGAAATACTACGTGAAAAGGCAGAATTGACGGCACAGTCTATGATGCCCAATCTTGGTTATGATATTGAGCTTACACCAGAGGAGCTTCGAATGATACTCCAGGGTCAATGATTGCTTATATTCTATAAATTTGTTGATGTTACATTGTTAATTACCGATAGGTTGTACCATGATTGCTGAACTTCCAGAAAATTTCCAGCTACTCATTGACGATATTTACGAAACACAGCAGTTTAAATGCGCTTTTACGCGGCTTTCTACTCAGCTTAATCTCGTCTTGAAGCGAGAGTTGGTGGATGCCCTCTCTTCCGCGAGAACAGTTAAATTGGCGAGTTTGCTGCGGCAGGATGCCTCTGACGCCGCGCGTATTTTGCGTAGAAATCCGTACTTTAATATGATTAAGTTTGCAGAAGGTGAAGGTGGCGCTGGGGGTCCAGGTGGAGAGGGCAACCCTGGTAATGAGGATCCCGGTAAAGATGGAGAAACTATTAGTGTCGATAAGCTCCTTCAACGGGAATTTGAAGACGTTACTAAGCAACATGTAGATTACCTTAATTATCTGTCCTCATCCCAAGAGGAATTTGAGAAGCTTGTTGCTGCCGGGGATTTGAAAACCTTAGAAGAAAAATTCCCCGATGCTGCTCTCGGCCTTCAGCTCTATAGCAATAACTTTTCTACCTTCGACGCGGCAAACGCACAACATCGCCGTGCTGTCGTTGCTCTATTCTCACACCACCTTTGGAAAACATATAAAGCGCAAAATGAAAACGTGAGCATTGAGGGTTTTAAGGCGTTTGTAAATGACCAGATTGCTAAAGCTACCGGTGACTCCCCTTTGACCGCGGAAGATTTTGGAAAGGCCTATGATAATTTCAAACGGGAAGCTGCAAAACGTGGTTTTCAGGTTCAAGATAATATTGATGTCGTTTCCGCTTTCGTTAATTGGTTTTCTGATCCGGATACTCCTGTTTGGCCTAAACTTGCTCTACTACTGGGTGTACCGCTCACGCTTGTTGGTGTTATTTCGACATTTGTTTCTGAAGAGAAAGCCGGTCCGATCTTGCTGACTTTGCTTGGTTTAGGTAGTGCAGCATACGGATTTTTCAGTTCGCCTTTATATCGGCAAACTTTTGGAGCTGATGGCCTTACTAATGCGGCTCGTGCATATGAAAATATGACTGAGGATCAAGCAGGAATTACCAAGGATGAGTTGGCTCAGATGGGATATCCGAACCTCGAGCCCAAATATTACGCTTTTGCCACTGCCATGCTTCGTAAGGCCGGTGTGCCAAACCCTGAGGACTTCTTGCGAAACTTACCTGACAAGGCATATGCTACTGATATGATTAATGNGCTTCGAAGGAATAGGCGGACCACGGAACTTGGTAACCGGCTGCTAATTAGTCCTCGAGATAGTGATGCCCTGCGTCGCACCAAGTTTCGGATTGTCCGCGATTTCTTAGTTCATGGAATAAAGGAAGCCTCGAAAAAGAAATCTACTAAGCAGCCTGACGTTCAATTAGCTCCTGTAGATGCTCTCGCCGCTATGAATGAGGAGAACTTTAAAATTGATGAATTTAACTCAAATGTGAGCCAGTTGTTCGGGGTTGTTGCTCTCATGTATCCCACAACGAATGCTCTCCTGAACGCGTTGATGCGATAACAGGTTTACTTTATGCAGGACAATTATGCTATCGTTAGAACGAATATTGGATTTGTTATCTTTCGGAATAATCAAGCAATCGAGGTCTTTCCTACTCCATATGGTGTAACCCATTTTGTCATGTCACATATGGATGGGGCTTACACCATATTTCCGTGTAGGGAGATGGCTCGTATTATCGAATTCTTCTATGTTCTTGACCAATTTCTTCCTATCGTCTCTGTAAAGATTGCCGCCCCGCGCCTAATCTCTCTGACTATGCCAGAGAGTACTGACCCGGATAAGACCATTCGCTGCTCTTATGATATTAATGTGCATCCTGCCTTAGGCGGCCCGCGAGAGCTGACTCATGATGATTTCCTTTATGCGATGGCGAATCTAAGTTTGGAAACTAGGCCAAACTTAGACATTTTTCCTATCTTACAAGAGCACAGTTTCTGGATTCCGGCGAATTGGTATAATGTCGCTGATGTTGAGGCCTTAGCACGTTTGATGGCGTGTATTGGTGATCCGCGATGGTATCTTGAGGATGTGGATGTTGATTCCCGCTATGAGCAGCTCTATTTTCTGCTCGGATTACATACAAGACGCCGCTTTGTACGGGGTTTTCTGCGTAAATCTTCAGCGAATCCCACAATGTACGCCTTTCGTGCATGGTTTTCATATTCAGCACTTCAACGGACATTAGACGGCGCTACTGATTATGCGAATTGCCCGGGGAGTTTCTTCCTAGAGCGACTATCTAGCCATTATGGGATTAGCACAGAGCGTTTCTTATCTGCAATCTATAATGTAACGCGGGAATTCGTGGCCTCCTTCTGTGAATTATGGGCGCACTTTTTGACGCATCGCTCTACTGAGGATTTACAATACTTACCGGTAGAGCTCGGGAATTTTTCTAGCTTTTATCAGGATTACGTGATGCCCCTTTTTCCAGAGGTGATTGGTCAGGATGCTCATTAAGAAGCATGGTTTATTCTTGATTCTCCGGGATGTTACTCCTGCCTTTGCTAGCGTCCTGGAGGCAGAGTTCTCTTTCTACGCGAAGAAGTATGACCTTTTCCGTTCTAAAGTCCAGGTTTCTCGCCAAGAGAACTTTGCTATCTTGGAGGACGGTTCTTATTGCCTTCCTCACGGTTATCTAGAACGTCTCTTAGAGATTTTAGGGACGCTAAAAATTCCTTATCTTATTGAGGATCAGCCTTACAAAATCCTTCAGGCGAATTGGGACGCGCTATCTCAGAAATTTACCTTCCGCTATCGCCAAGAGGAGCTTTTAAAGATTCTAGAAGAACGTATTGTTGCAAATAGAGGTGGCTTAGTCGTTGCTCCTCCAGCGTTCGGAAAAAGTTACGTTTTTTCAGCACTCGCTTGTCTATATGAAGAAGCCAAAGTTGATATCGTAACGAAGCGTCGAGATGTTGTGATGAATATCTACAACACGATGCTTCGCTATATGCCCCGCGTCGGCCTATGTACTGGAGGAAAGCGGGAAAAAGGTAGAGTCACTGTTTATACCGCAGGAAGTTTGAACTATTCAGATTTTACTGCTGATATTTTGGTCCTTGACGAGGTTGATGAACTCGTTACGGATGGTTTTTATCACAAGTTTTTCTCTTATAGCACAAATCGTATCATCGGCTGCACTGCAACCCCTAATACACGTTTTGACGGTTTGCAGGAGCGTATTCGAGGATTATGTGGACCAACTATTTTCACTGCGAACTATAATGAGGTTGCGCAGGCCGGGAGTGTGGTACCGATTGTTGTGCAATGGTTTCGCCCTCCATGCCCGCCTATGCGGCTGCCGGAACTGCTCGTCGAACGGAAGCGCCTAGGTTACTGGGAAAATACCGCCCGAAATAGCTATATTGCAAAAATCGCACGAGAATTCTACAATAGCGGGCTACAAACGCTCATTTTGGTAGAGACTGTCGATCACGCACTGAATCTCAAGCAATTTCTGCCTGAATTCGAGGTGTGTTATGCTGGTGTGCGACGGGAAGGTAATTTTCCCAGAATCTCTCCAAAACGCCGCGACGAATTGCGGGTTAAATTCCTCTCTCGAGAGCTTATGGGTTGTATTGCTACGGGGGTGTGGTCCACGGGGGTCTCTTTCGACGGTTTGGAAGTTCTTATACGGGCAGATGGGCTAGCAAGCAAAACCGCTAGCGTTCAGTTCCCCGGTCGCGTCTCAAGGATTTGCCCTGATATTAACAAGGCTGCGGGAATTGTTGTTGATTTCTGGGACGATTTTAATGAGAAAACGCTTAGAAGCACAAAAGCAAGGATGAAGAGTTATGCGGCGAACGGCTGGATCCAATACAGCCCGAGCGGACAACGATTATGAAGCCCTAGCTCAAGCTATTAAGTCGATTTATTATGATGTCTTATCCCAAGTTAAGAAGATTAGAGTCAAGCGCGATGACCCCCATTGGGACGGAGGAACTGACAAATACGGCATTCACCGCAAATCTGTCTGGATTAAGATTGTTGATCTCTTACAGAAAAATCAGGTAACTAATTACGTTGGTTATATTTGCAACAGTATCTTATTCTATTCTTCTGGGAAGTTCTACCCAAATCACCTATTATCCGAAAACGCTATAAAGGCCTTTCGAGAAGCTGAGGCGTCTGCTTCGGAGACTTTTAAGACTAATTTTAAGCGGGCTATTGCAACCCTGAGAACGCGGGCTGCTAATTTCCTCCTTTTGGGTGATTCTCCCCAGGAAGCCCTTCAAAAGGCCTACCTATCTTGTTTGCCTGCATTTGATCCTGTCGTAAGAGCAGCTCTGGCAATGATTTATAGCATCCCGGATTTTAATTCTGATGATCGTGCTCTCGCTCGGATTTATTATTCTATATGCCCGGATTGCTACGAGACCCAAGTTCCTGGTCTCGGTGAGTTTCTAGGTTACCAAAAGATATATCTTCCGTCTCTTGGAGGGGGTAATCCTTAATACCCTGGTGCATTAATTCTTAGGGGTTGCCTATGCAAACACGTGGCCGAGAAATTACGATCTTTTTGCTTTTTCATGTTATCCATGAGAACCCTATTCAACGTCGTTTGTTAGCTTTACTTCGTCCAGATTACTTTCAATTTTCTGATACCCGTGCTGCTGCTATAGTTGTACGCTGTTTACTTGATTATTACAAGGAAACGGGGCGAATCCCGGGAAAGGAAGCACTTTCTGCGTTAATTTCGGACCTCCTCTTTGAGGAGACAAATCCTGAAACCCTTGGTGATGCCCTTGCCCTTGTTGATTGCGTTTATCGCGCACCTCCTCCAGGTGTTTTAGATCCTACGCTTGCTCAGCGTTTCTTCAATCATCTTGTAGCTGAGTATTACAAGATTTATCTGCAAACAAGTTTAGTAAACACTCCTCAGAATAGACTTGATGAACTACTTAAGACCACCTATGATCGTTATCGCAACGCATGTAGCCTTGCCGCATATCCTACAGAATTAATCCCCGAAGATATTTCATGCTTCTTCCGCACTCAAGATCGTGTGAGTACGGGCATTCCTTTTTTGGATGAATATATGGATGGCGGTATGCAGCCTGGCGAGGTTTATACCGTGTTGGGTTGCACAGGCAGTGGGAAAACAATCCTCGGCCTCCAACTGACCTATAGTACGATGCTTAGCATCCCATCGAATGATGAGGTTGCTGTTTTCTATTCTTACGAGCTTCCTCGTGACATGGTTATTGCTCGTGTTGTTTCGATGGTATCGAATATCCCCATTTCCCGACTACAAACGATATATTCCGACCCGACACTTGCCGGAGAGATAGGTCAGCCCGATGAGTTCGACAGGATTCATCGGGCTATTGCTTTTCTAAATAAATATTGCTATTTTCGAGATTTCTCTGGGGAGCAGATTGATGGGCGAGTTTATGGTGGTGGAGGTATTCCGGAGGTTGCCGCGGATATTGAGGCCATTCAGCAGGAAGGGCGTTGTGTTCGCACGGTTGTAATTGATTGGTCCCTCGCTATGATCCGGCGGGAAATTTCTCTAGGAAGGAAGAACCATGACCGGATTGTGCATTATTTGTCCTCTTTTGTTCAGGATTTCGCCATTCAGATCGCCCGGCGGTATAGCTGCTCTGTTTGGATTTTCCATCAGTTATCCGCCGAGTCTTCAAAACGCTCCTTGCACCACATCCCAGATCATACCGATGCTGAGTGGTGTAAATCTTTTGCTAACTATGCTTGGTATTCCTTTTCCCTAAGTCGAGAAGACATTGATACCCACTTGCAATATATCGCCTGCACAAAGGCTCGTCGCTCTATGATGCGCGCGCCTACAGTGATCCGTAAAACAGATTATCTAGCCTTTGAAGATGTTAGCGGTGATTATAAGTTTATTCCTGGTGTTGGCATCCGAAACCGCAGATGAGTGCCGTACTAAACACTGAATTGTATGACAGATTAAAGAGCTTGTTTGGTCGGGTGCACATCTCTAACCAAGGCGTTCCCCTTATTGCAGAATCAGTTTACGATCCTTTTCGAGATAAGTTTCGAACTGTTATACGGCAGCGCGGCGAGGCTTATTGCATCTGCTGCCCTTTTTGTCACCATGTCAAGCGTGTACGACCTGATACCCGTTTTCGTCTATATGTAAATCATCGCTGGGGTACAAATATCCCAAACTTCAACTCTTATACACTGGTTAAATGCTATAACGAGGACTGCCTTTCTGATCTTGATGTTAGCCAGCTCTTTCGTGAATGGGTTATGGGGAAAAATGTGTATATCCCCAAAGAGGCACTTATCACGCCCACCGAAGAACCGCCTTTATCGCCCGCTTCGCTTCCTCATAACTTTATTCCCTTGCAGTCTCTTCCTCCGTATCATCGGGCTTGTGAATATTTGATTTCTAGAGGTTTCGATCCTCTAGAGCTTGCGGAGAAGTATGCTATAGGCTATGTCGAACACGAGTCTGCAATGCCTATTATTGATGATAGCCTCATCATTCCTATCTTCTTTGAAAAGCAGCTTGTTGCATGGCAGGCTCGACGGCTTGTCTATGCCGGTAAGAACAAATACATCACGAGTCCTGGTGCTAAGATTTCCAGAATTTTCTACAACTGGGATGCTTCAGCGGATTATGAGTATGCAATCCTTGTAGAAGGCGTTTTCGATGTATGGCGCCTCGGTCCTCCGGCTTTAGCTCTCTTTGGAACGCATTTGTCTCAGAATCAAGTAGAGCTCTTGCGTTCTCGCTATAAGACGGTATTTATCTTGTTAGATGGTGACGCAAAGGAAAAGATGGAGATTCTTTCGAAACGCTTATTGGGTTTTGTTGAGGTTGTTCCGGTNGCGCTCCCTGGAAACTGTGANCCGGCGGACATCTCCTTTCATGAATTACAAAATTACCTTACGGATGCATTAATGAGGAGGAGTTAGATGTTTTCTACGGTTGCTTTTGGGAAGCTACTTTCACAGGGGGAACTGGGTGGCGAGCGTCAATTTTATCATATTCCAAATGAATATGTCCCCTTTAACGATATTGCTGTCTATCTCCTTGAGGCATTTAAGCGACAACTTTTTCCTGATGCCGATAGTAATCATGAAGACCCGGATATAGTTAACAATTACATCATTAATTCTATTTACTTTGATCTCCTTTATGGCTACTTCTCCTCCCTAGTATTTAATAATGAAATTTATAAGTACATTCCTGGGCATTTCTTCGATCAGGTCTATTATGACTTTGCTGTTACTAATGCTTGTTTTAATTCTCATCTGATTTCTTCTATCCCACGAGGACCTGTTAATCCTGACCCAAACAGTTCTCACATTTATATTATTGCTGAGGCCCCTGGGAGGTACGAGGGTGACTACGGAGCTAATTTCGTAGGACCGTTTGGCCGTGCCCTTTGGTCTTTACTGACAGAGTTTTACCCGGATATTTGGAATAGCAATTATAGAATCTATTGTGCTAATGCGTGTCGCGTTCTATTGCCGCCTACAAAAGAGAATATCAATACTTGGATTAAGTTCTTTCGTCCTCTTATTCTAGAGGAGCTCTCCATTATTAAACCTGATATTATTGTCTGTGTTGGTGCTACGGCCCTTAAACAGTTTTCTAGAGAAGCCTTTAATCGTGTACTTTATGAACCTGAAGAATATGAGTATAGTATTGGTTTTGCTAATCCTACTAAAAGTTCTGTCGTCAAGACCAAACGTGCAAAACTTTATGCCCTCCCTCTAGACGCCTTTAAGAGTCATGATTCTTATAGTCGCTTTAGTAATTCCTTGCGGAAGATTGTCTCTTATGGCTTACTTGGAGAGGTACCACGAGGCGACAATATTACCTTTACTCTAATTCGAGATGAGAAATCCTTATCTGAGCTTATAGATAGGTGGCTTAATACACCCGGTTTGGTTCGTGTGAGTGTGGACGTAGAATGGCACGGCTACTATCCTATTAATCGCGGAAGCTATGTCCGTTGTATCTCGCTCGCTTCTTCAGTGGATCCGGAGAATACAGGCTACATTATTGAGACTAGCGACACTTCAGGGCGTCCAACATTTATAGGAGGCTTTGAAGCAGTTGCCCGTCAGTTAAATAGACTCTTCAATCCAAATAACAATATTCAAATTATCGGGCACAATTTTACTGCTGACGCTATCTGGCTGGAATCTATCGGTGTAAATGTCTTGCAAAAATATATTATTCCGGAGAATCAGAGTACTCCTGATTATCCTGGAATATTTGATACGATTATTGCGCACCATGCGCATGATGAATGCGCTACCTTCGACTTAGAGAAGAGCGCTGAACTTTATGTAGGTGCTATTCCGTGGTCTCGTCCGCTTGAGGAGTTTCTTGCTTCTTATGCAAAGACCCATAAACTAAAGCAGAAGGATATTGGTGGTTATGGTATTGTCCCGAATGACATCTTGTATCCTTATGCCGTCCGAGACGCTGTTTATACCTTGAAACTTTTCTGGTATCATGCAAAGGCCTTGGACTCTGACGTATATAGGAACAGCTCTTGGATCCCATATTGGAATAATATGCGTGCGAACTTAGGCCTCTATGAAGCCCGTAAGTGTGGTATCCTTGTCGATCGGGAACGCCTCAAATTGCTCTCTTCTTCATTTATTGCGACCCGAGAACGTCTCAATAATAAACTTCGAGAGTTAACTGGGTGGGATGACTTTAATTATCGCTCGTCCCAGCAATGTGTAGCACTACTTTTTGGGGAGCGCTACATCAAGAAGCGTGTTCTCCCGGCTCATGTACAATCTTTGAATCTGACCCCTGTGAAGACAACCAAGGGGGAGAATTGGGGTCCTGAATGCGAGGTTAATGGTGCTACACCTAGTACCGATGCAGAAGTATGCGAATATCTAGCACAATTCAGTGAAGTTGTCAGGATTTTACGAGATATCCGCTTACTCGATCAGGTGTTGAAGACGGTCCTCCCTGACGAGACCGGTACTGGAGGTATTGCTGGTTTCATCTGTGCTGATGGTCGGATTCATCCGCAATATATTCCATTAAAGGAAACTCGGCGATGTAGCTGTCGAGATCCCAATATCCAGAACCTATCAAAATCCCGCGAGGAGGATTATGTAAGGATCCTCGGTGACAATTATGTTGCCCCGATCCGGTCGATCTTTGTTGCTGATCCTGATTATGTCCTGGTCGAAGTGGATTATTCTGCTGCTGAACTCCTGATGCTTGGCGTATGCGCTCAAGACCATACTCTCATTCAAGATTATTGGCGTTCAACCTTACCCAAGGACCATCCCGATAAACTTGATATCCATTCCAATATTGCAAAATTAGCGTTTAAGTTACCCTGTCCCCCCACAAAGGAGGGCTTGCAATCCATTGGGGCTGAAGTATATCGTTTATATGCAAAACGAATTATTTTTGGTCTGAACTATGGGCGTGGTGCTGTGTCCTGCTATAATCAACTAAAGGCTCAAGGTGCCGATGTTACCTTGCAGGATATAGAGAGTATCATCGAGGCAATTCATGCTCGTTACACCAAGATTCGAGACTATCAAGAACGGGTTAAGGCTCGTGTGCGTAATCCCGGATTTATTCGTAATTGTTTCGGCAGTTATCGGCGTTTCTACATCAATACTTCTAACCAAGAGGAGATTGCCCAGGCTGAACGGGAGGCCTTAAATTTCCCCTGTCAGTCTGGCGTAGCTGATGCTATCGGTCTTGCAATGTTCAACTTTTATACTTATCCTGATCGGAAAAAATATGGTTATAAGTTATGTATGAATAATCACGATGCTTTGGTATTTCTAGTTCCTAAAAATACAGTAGATGAATTTCTTGGAAAGGTTGTAAAGGAGTGCATGCAAGAGCGGGTTCAATTTCGTTCCTGCGATCTTGATGGACGACCTGTGAGTTCCGAGTGGTATTACTTTGCGTATGAGGCTGAAGTTTACAACAGGTGGAATGAAGATTGAACTGAAAGGAGAGAGACAATGGCATTTTTAGGTACGTTAGGACTGGCTCCGGGTTATGTGTTGACTCGCCCGAGGTTTGACAGCAAAGGTATGATTTTCAAACCGATTTTCTATAACATGCAAATGGGCGATATCATCCCGTACAAACGCTTTATCTTTATTGATTTGGTCATTGGGGTTGATGTCGTTCAGTTTTCGCCCTATGAAGCTGACGATGTTTTAGGAAGATTTTCGAACCCGTTCCATATCTTACATGGAGCGGTTATGAGCATTCGCCGAAGAAACCAGTGGTTATCGGCGATTTCAGCCTGGTCAAATGTCTATCCTGATAATCCAGGCTCAGGGTTCTCTTGTGTTAATATGTTTAGCCGGACGGTATTGCCTGCTATTATCTACAGGGACGATGAAACCGTCTATGAAGTGCCGCGTGGATTGCAAGGTCCGAAGGTCTTGCTTGGGCTTTCTCCTACAGCCATTAACGGCTTGTTGGAGCAGGCCCATCAGCTCGGCCCTCGTGTCCAAGATCCAGATGGACCGGTATTTTATCTTGAACCTCGCAAGGCAAAGGCGACTGGGAGCATGGCAACAATGAGTTCTTACGCCGTTACGGCTATTGAGAACCCGAATCCTGCCCTTGCCCAGATGATTGCTCGCCTCTCCGAGGAATCTTTTGACTTCTCTTCGGTTCTCAAGCCGCTGTCAATTGATGAGCAGCTAGAACTCCTTGTATATAGCGGTATTCCCAAGTCAGCCGTTGTTTATGCACTGAATGGGACTGACTTATTGGCCCGATTACCTCAGAGTTATATTGATGCCGGGAATGAGGAGCTTCGTGTTCTTCAGCAGAACACGACAATTCCTTATACAGGGCAATTTCCCTCTATGCCCCCTGCTGCTTTTGGTGCTCCTCTTCCAACGCAGCAATTTCATCCGGAAGCCGCGCGCTANAAGCAAGCAGAATTTCCTATGTCCGGCCATACCGGGCAGGCTGGACCCACACAGCAAGATGGTGCGTTTACAGGGGCACCCGTGTCACCAATTTCACAGCAACCTTCTCCGACACCAGTGAACCCTCCTACTAGTTTCACTTATCAGCCTGCACAGGTTCAGCCGCCTGTAGTTCAAAATCCGCGTGTCCCCCAAGCACCCTTTCAGGTGCAGCCGGTGAGTCCTGCTCCTACTGAAGGGCGTGAGACCCACCCGCCTAGGAACCAGGTTTCAAACCCTGCTCAGCAGAAGGGTGCGGATGTGCCGGAGCTACCCAAGAGTATTTCGGATTTAATTAAGCAAGTCCGCGATAATGTGGGCTAATATTAGATAAGACAACGACAGGCAGTATGCCTGTTTGGTTTCCTTGAACTTCATTCGGAGGGCTTATGAAGTTTTCTGAGATCGTTTCTTCGATTGCTGGAAAGCTCGGAGATAGTCTTCTAGATCCCCGTGCATCGAATGTTTGTATCCCTGTACCTGCTCTTTCTACACGATATCTTCTTCAAAACGAAGGGCTTTTTCTAGGAAAGATTATTCATCTCATTGGCGAGGAGGCCAGCTTTAAATCTACCTTCGCCTTAGAGGTTATGCGGTGGCACCTCGCCGCTGCGGGTTATGGGATCATTTTCGAGACCGAGACCAGGCCCGTCAGCGATGTACAGCAGGCCGTGCTTAAAGATACCTCTCGTTATTGGTGCATTAGCTGTAGTAGCTTAGATCAGTGGCAGTTAGGTATTCTTCATGCGATTAAATGCTTCAATGAATCGGATGAGCATGCGCCCCTTTGTATCATCGTTGATAGTCTATTAGGTTGTAATTCTGAGGATACTATTAAGAAGCATGAGGAAGAGGGTTCACTTTCTGCTCGCTTTTCTGTAGAAAGCCGGGCGATTGCGGATTTCTTACGGAGTAATGCGAACAAACTTCTCGGTACCCTTATTACACTTTGCTTTGTGAATCATAAGAAGGTAAGGCAGGCCGCGGGTGCTTACTGGGCTGCTCCGCCCATCATTACCTCTCTTGGCGGTTCAGAACCTAAATTTTATGCGAGTTATGAATTTCTCCTTTCCCGGAGTTCTGATACGCGCACAAGTATTAACTCCCTATATCAACACGAAGTGACCTTTAGGGTGCAAAAGAATACCTTCGGCATTCAAGATTTCGAATTGCGCTGTCCGATCCGTTTTATTACTAAGGATGGTTGTCTGGTGGATGTAGATTTCGATTGGTATACTGCCACAGTAAATCTATTGACCACAGACCGCGCAGTACGTCCTGCGTTTAGTGCTGCCGTTAAACGTCAGATTCGAGAAATTTGTGATATCCAATCGAGATCAGCGGGTCCTAAGGGCACATATTATTACTGTGAGCAACTAGGTATTCCGGCTTCGGATGCTGTACCCTCCCGAGAGCTTGGAATGCTTATTGAACAACGCCCTGATATTTTGGAGGCTTTGTATTCTGTACTCAATATTCGTCGTCGTTACATGTACAACCCTGAGCTCTCTTTAGAGGAAAATCGGAAGCGTTCAGTTGAATTCGAGAAGAATTACACTACAAATGTAATTTCAACATCTGATTCTGAAGTCCCTAAATCAGAAGAAGTTGCTGAATAAGCTAATACATGGATGAAATATTATTACAAAATCTAGTCACCTTGAAGGGGCAAGGGTACAAGCCTTATGACCCCTTCAAGGTTTTATATGAAAAGGACCAACCTCTACTTTGCGTCTATAAAACGGGTCGGCAGGTCGCTAAGACTACTAGTGTTGTCGTTCAGCATCTTTTTCAGGTATTCTCAATTCCTCACTTTGTTATTCTGGTTGTAGCACCCCTCGAGGCGCAGACCATGAGAATCAGTAATATGTTTCTGCGCCCTATTTATAATGAATCCAGGTTAAAGAAGATATTTCCACCCGTAACTGACCAGACTCTCTTCGTGANCTTCCCAAATGGCAGTGGGATCGTTTTTTCCTACGCACACCTAGACGCTGAGCGTACTCGTGGTGTTCCTGCGGATAAGATTCATCTAGACGAGCTGCAAAATTTTAACTACAAATTTATTCCTGTCATCCTAGAGGCCGCTTCCGGTTCTAAGTATGGGTTCCGCGTATTCACCGGAACCCCTTTAACGCATAATAATACTTTGCAATTTTACTATAATCAGACAAGCCAGGCAGAGTGGTGTATTAAATGTGAGGCCTGTAATTATTGGAATATACCTTCCCTCGAACATGACTTGGATAAGATGATTGGGCCTTATCGGGATGATATTTCAGAAGAAAATCCTGGAACGATCTGTGCTAAGTGTTCTCGCGTAATTTATCCCCAAAAGGGAGTCTGGGTGCATCGTTATCCAGAAAAGAAGTGGATTAGTGCCGGTTATCACGTTCCGCAACCTATTGTCGTTTCGCACTACGCCGATCCCGTTAAATGGTCTATTTTATTAGGTAAGCGAGAAGGTTCTATTCCCTATGCGGATTATGCCAGGGAGGTTTTGGGTGAGGCCTGTGATGTTTCGGCGCGGCTTATTTCCCTTAATGACCTGTTAGCTGTTGCCGACCTTGGTTCCCGTTTTGAGTTAGAGCGTATCCGTGGGCTTGTGAAACATTATCCGGTTCGCTGTTTGGGGATTGATTGGGGTGGAGGCGGAGAAGAAGGAAATTATACAACTTTAGCCCTTGTTTGTGAAACTCATGATGGTTATATCCATGTACCTTGGGCCACAGAACTTTATACTCCTCATGACCACATTAGAGAAGCCCAAGAGATTTCCCGCTTTATAGATATCTTTGAACCGCACTTTATTGCCCATGACTATTCCGGTGCCGGTGCATTAAGAGAGACGATTCTTGTACATAATCGTCCTCAGTTACAGCAGCGTTTGATGCCTATGCGTTATATAGCTACAAATGACGGTATTGCCTGTCGCTATGTAGCTCCAACAAATTGGCATCCTAAACCCTGTTATCATATTGATCCTACACGCTGCATGCTGATTGTAACTGGGGCTATCAAAATGAAGCGGATCCACTTCTTTAATGACGATGTCAAACCAGACCTTTCTCCGGGATTATTACGTCATTTNCTTTCTCTGATTGAGGATGTCGGTACCTCCCGGGGATATGAAAATTACCGTATTGTATGCGAGCCTGGGTACAAGAGTGAATTTGCGCACGCTTGTATGCTGGGCTGTATCGCCATTTGGTATCGGACCGGTAAATGGCCAAAGTTTGACATGAGGGGTTCCACCATCAACTGAGCAGAGGAGGAATGCATGTACGAAGGCTGCTTTTCTCGCCTGGATGACGCCTTGTTTGCTAGGATTTTGCGGGAAGCAGGAAAGCATTTTGCAGGCGTAAAGGATATAGAATCCTTACGCTCTATCGTCGGTTACCGCATTGTACCATACAAGGTTCGGGATCCGGTTCTAACGCTTACGACTATTATTCAGCCCGGCAAGTTTTACAAGTCTCAACTTTATAAGGATTTTGTGGAATATAACCAGGAAGAACCTTCTATTCTTGTATTCTCATTTATTAAGCGAGAACTGTACGTTTTAGCCCCTTATTCAGATGTTTATAATATACATTGCAGCTCTGTATTGGTATTTCATAACGATGCTTGCCTCTTACGTTTCCGAGAATTTTTGCAAAGCATTCCACGGTTGCAGTCATGGTCCTCGTAGAACCTAAATCGGTATCAGCCTTTGTTAGAGACCTTCGAAAGTTCTATCGGCGTCTGTGTAAATCTAAGCCAATAGATGTTATCCAGCGAGAACCTGTTGAAGTTTCTGCAAAGCTGATGGGGGTTCTTCCTAAGGTTCCCTATGAATTCAATCACTCCGATAAAGAGTTAGTATTTAGAACTGCTGCCCTCTTTGCTACTCAAACTTCACCGGTTATTCCGGTGCGAGGGCGAGTGCAGGTGGTATGTATTCTAGATAATGAAGATAAGCCTATTTATGTGCAGGACTGGCTTTACGCCGGGAAATCTCACCTGGTTGCCCGCTGTTTTGTATTGACAAGTACTGTTCCTTCTGATATTGGTAAAGTGGGTGAATATTTGTTGCATATTGCCTCCTTCTGCTCTAGGAGAAGAAATCCTTATGCGAAATTCGAGCACTATAGATTAAGCGGTGGTTTTTGCTTCAGCAACGATTCTGTCCATCTAATTCTTCCCAAGGGTAACTGGTTCTTTAAGCGAAATATACTCTTGCAGTCTGAAGAATTTGAGAATGTTAAATTTTCAACTCCAGAGGCGTTTATTCAGCACTTTGTGGGAAAGGAGGAATAGACATGTTCCAATTCATTGAAAAGGACGCCCCTGTTCGTCTTTACTATTCTCCTGGTCGTGACTTGGCCCATTGCGGTCTCCTTTATATCGGTGCTGCATTAAATGAGCTTAATTACCAACTGGAGAATGGAAAGAGCCCATTTCTCGAAAATATCATGAAGCAATTAGGGGTTACGGATGACCAGCTTCGAGACGGCATTGATAAGTTTGTCAAGTCTTTACACGAAGAGGTAACAAGCGGACAAGAAGCCCTTCTCCCTACAAATTCCTTTGGAAATGTCCCTGACTTTGTCAAGGCCATCATATATTTCTACATTGCTCCTATATTTATCGGGACATCTATCCGGGGTTACAAGGACGTTACGACTTTGGACGCCGTAAGGGAATATGACTTAGAACAATTTGCTCGTAAGGCATTAGGCTATATCGAAAAATATGCGTTAGATAAATCTTCCTTACAGGAGAGGAGCAACTAAGGGCGCTGCACGTGTGGACGCTAGATATTTCTTTAATCATTTCTGGAGAGATCATAAGACAGGGATTTATGATGTCGCCCACATAGTTCATTATCTTCCTTCTTTCTATATAGAACTCTGCGATTCAACCAAGTATCTCCACGGATTTTATTATCAGGACTACAATAGGATCGTCCGCGAACTATTTGTACCGCTGAATCAACGCAGCTATCACCGGGAAGACGGACATCCGGTTTATCATTGCACAGATTTAGGTACCTCAGTTCGATTAAAACGGAAGCAGATTCCCGTACTCTTCAGTATCGACGCAACGAATGCAGTTCATGTCTATCTCGATGAGCCTTATATCCTCTTCGGATTTACCTTTAAGGCTTTCTTATCTATTTACTCCGGTTATTTCCTCAAATCTGGCCTGCCTCTCCGTCATGAAGAATATCTTTCTTATCTAGGCTGCCTGGCGGCGTTTGAATACGACCATAATTCTCTAAGATGCCAGGCTACTCCTGCATCTTTAGCATTTTTCCTAGATTGCCGGACCTCGATTCATCCTGACTTTTGCGGCGCTAAAAAATTGATGTATATGCAACCTGGCAGGTCTTATAATTTTTATAGGGCGTTTCAGACTGGACTTCTGCAAGCTATGCTTTATGCCCCGTTTTCCAGGTTCTTCTGTACTAATGTGCCAATGTTAACTGTAGAGATTAATGATCCTAGAGAAATTTTTCTAAGGGAGGCATTTTTTGCATTTTCTGATACCGTTGGCCGGAGTTTCTGTCAGGAGTTGAAACGCAGCCATGCAAAATGTTTCAATGACCGCACATTCCGCACATTTGACTCTTTGGTCATCCGCAATGATATGAGCAATGTATAGCCGTTTATTTCTCTATTGTATTGACAGTGCGCTTGAGAGGTCCCCCATCTTAGAAGTTGTTTCTTACAAACTTGCTAAGCATGCTGTTGGTATTGAAGATTTTGAGGTTTATGGCGATCTAGGCAAAATTCCCCAGTATGGGGAATCGGATTCTTTACCTATCTTTGTTGTTAGTCGGCATGACGCTGAGAGGGCGGGCCCTCATTATGATATCAGGATAGGTACACCAGAAACGGGTCTCATCAGTTTCGCTACCCGAAAGGAACTTCCCGAACTACCCGGGGAATCTATAGCTGTCTTTGCGCAACCTCTCCATGATTATGACTATAAGGACTTCTCTGGCGAAATCCCTTCGGGCTACGGAAAGGGTTATGTTCACCCGGCAAAGCAGTCTCCTATTGTCGTACATAATGTTTCCTCTGATAAGATCGTCTTCTCTCTAGATTTAGGCCGAGGGATTGCCCGCTATTCCCTGGTAAAGGATAAGAAAGACTCTAAGCGCTGGTATTTGGTCAATGTTAGCCCTAATCCCGCCCTTCCTCCGAAATTACGGTATAAAAGTATTGACGAGGAGCAGGCCCGTACTTTAATAAAACTTCTCGGTCAAACTATTGCATCCGTGCAGCCAAAGGTAGATGGGGCACTCGGCATCATCACCATACGAGACGGCAAACTAGAAGTATTCTCTCATCGCATTTCTAAACGAAGCGGCCTACCTATCGTCCATACGGAGCGCATTTTTGGCGCAATTCCGAATATCCCTGACCCGAAATTAAATGATACAATTTTGCTAGCAGAGATTTATGCAGTAAAGCGGGAACCTGACGGTACTGAGCGTGTTTTGACACCTGTAGAAATCTCCGCCCTTCTTAATTCGAAATTCTATAAGGCTATGGAACGGGTAAAGGAGCTGGGGATTGAGTGGAGATTCTATATCTTTGATGTAGTTCGTCAGGGAAAAGACGATATACATTATTTAGACTGGTATCAGCGTCCATATTCTCAACGTATCGAATTTTTGAATAAAGTCCTTGATAAACTCCCTAAGAATTTTCATGGTCCTATTGAGGCCAGGGATGTTCAATCTGCGGAGCAACTCCTCGAAACTATTAAAAAGCATCAGTATACATTAACTGAAGAGGGTATTGTTATATTCCCTGAAAGAGGGGTTCCATATAAATATAAGAATTTTAAGGAAGATAACTTTTATATTGTTGGCTTTACCCCTGGACGTGGAAAATATAAGGGTAAGGCGATTGGCGGTATCCTCTTCTCTGACAAACCCGGTGGCGAGCCGATAGGAGTCGTTGGTACTGGTTTAGACGACGCTTTACGCCAAGAGATTTACGCCTCTCCGGAAGAATTTATTGGTAGAAGGATTCGTATCAGATATACAGAACGCCTACCTACAGGCAAGCTCAGAAATCCCTCTTTCTACGGATTTGCTGATTAATTGCGACATATTGGGATACCGGTATGTTTTATAATTATAATGGTACCCCTGTTTAGTCGTTTTGAGAGTTAGATATGGCCGATGAAAATGGTCTGAGTCTGATTATAGGTATGCTTAAGCCATACGTATATCGTTGGCTTATGGCGCGGGGGTATATTTTCGACGTTACGGGGGCAAGGAGGAACGTATTCGATATTGCTCAGGACAGGAAACGTTTTTTGCAGGTCGCCCAGGAACTAGGGAGTGCTGCAACTAAGGCAGATAGCGATGCCCTTGTTGATGGGGTTTTTAAGATCCTCGGGGTTAACCCTAAAAATGTGCCCTCCCAAGAAAAACTGCAATTTTATAAGCAGTTCTGGCACCTCATTGCCCCGTATATTTATTACACTTTTGGTGAAGATGCTTATGATTCCCTCTTTGGCAAATTTGGATCCCGTGCCGTTTTCTTAAAGGGGATCCTGGAGGCCTATACTGGATTCGGTATAGATGGTGACCTGGCTTCGCAGCTCGTTGATCGTTTCATGGAGGAAGTTCGGCTTGACCCCTCTATTGCGAAGGGTTTTACAGCCAAAGACGTAGGTGAAATTCTCCGCTCCGCCATTAAAGAGGGTTTAATTGCCCCTACCGTTAATCCTAATATATTTGTAGATGAACTTAAAAAATTACTGAAATATTACGCGGCAGCAAGAGACGCAGTAGCCAGATACGGTAAATCAGCTTCCGTAGAAGATTTAACGAAGATTATTCTAGAGACACGGGCAAAGTATGAAGGGCTTCCTCTAGATGAAGCCGCCTTTCGTCTCCGTCGGGATCTCTATATCTTATCAGCCTTTCCGCATGGTCTATACAGTGCAGCCCTAGCCGCTTCTGGAGTTCAAGCCCCCGTTTCTGGGGAAGTAATAAAGAAATTAGACGAAAAACTCAGGAATAACCTCCGCTATAGCCCAGCCGCGAATATTGCCGGAGCGACGATTCGAGCAGTACGGGAGATGGGTGCTGGTGGGCCGTTACTACGGCTTTATCACCGCATTATGAATAATGACATGCCCCGTGTTCTTCCTGCTCAATGGATTGCAATGGCTAGCGAATCTGGATTAGATCCTGGTACAGCGATGGCGTTGCTGCGCCAGAACTCTAGAAATATATCCTTTATTACTCCAGAAGTAGAGCAGTCCATTCGGAAGGCACAATATGTCTATGACCTTGCTCCCTATATTGATCGAATTATGGTGAGTTACCGCCATCCGGAGCTTAGGAAAGGGGCTATTGCGCAATTGGCTGAACGCTTCGGCTATCCCAATATCGGGATGCTCGATGCGGGCCAAGTGATGTTCCTGTTGCATTCTTCGGAGGTTAATGATAAGGCTGCTGATATTTTGGCCTATGCATCCGAGGTTGCCCGCTTCCAGGAGGAGGTTTCTGGTCAGTTGAGCGGAACCCCGCTGCGGAGGGTTACGGAAGGGCTCATGCGCCTTCCANTGACATCGACAGGCCAGATCGCTTGGCATGAGTTAATCCCTGGGATGCTAGGCGGGATTCACGAAAGTAAATTTACACCGGCATTGGATAAACTTGATGCGTTAAAGACTAAATCAGATCTATTTAGTGATAGAGATTTTAAGTTAATTGATTTCGATAGCAAGCTGGAAAGGTATACCCCTAATAAAGGCTTTAGTGGTATTCCTGATATATTAGGTTTAAAATGAATTCATAGGAAGGGTATTTTATGGGTGCTGTAAAGCGTTATAAAGGCGTTGAGTTTTGGGCGGAGAATGGTATTGTATATTTAGTCGATACAGAGGCTGCGGCGAATGTTTCTAGTGGTCAATCCTTTAAGGATCTCCCTGATGAAGAGCGGAGTCGAATTATTAAAGGTTTGCCTCCTAAGGTTTTCCTAAAGCGGGCCTATGCAGCGGCGGTGTTGGATTCTGTCTTAGCGGAAGGCTACCCCTCGGAAGAAAGAAAGGTACGCCAATTTATTGAAGATTTTCGCAGTGTTTATAAGGAGGCTTGTGAACAGGGGGCCTTTGGTGATCCTGAAGTAGATGCCTATAAACTCAAACATCCTCAGAGGCCGATTCGTATTGTCGTGCCGAATCTAACTAGCCCTTATAGTATAGCAAGTACTCCAACATTTAGCAAAAAGTCTTCCAAAGNGTTATTACTAGATGGCGACGAGATTACAGATGGATAATCAATATTTAGACCTTAATTTGCTCACAAAATACGCACAGTCGACTCCTCCCGTTACCGCTGCTCCTGCTACGTCGGGGGGATTCTGGTCAAGTGCCGCTTCGGGAGTAGCGTCTGTGGGTTCTTCTGCTGCGAGTCTTNTTGGGGNCCTCCTGANGGCATTCACTATGGGTCTAGTAGGTTATGCTTATGGTAGTTTTATCTTTGGTCAAAGGGCAGGGGAGGCTGCCGCTGCTGCTACAAGTTTGTCTGGAAAGCCTATGGTTGATTCTGGTAGTTTGCGCAATATGGTATTCCAGGATCGCCTCATCCGGGAACTTCAAAAGATCAGAAAAGAGAAGGAGCGCTTATTGGCTAAACATATTCAAGGGCTATTGGATCGGGAGTATAACTTGAATGTCTGAATTGAAGTATGTAGGACCGGCTAGATTTCGAAAATATTATGGTGAGCAATCGGAGTGGCATGATGGTGAACTGATTTGGCCCGGGTATAACGGTATTCCGGCCCTAAAGACCAATTCCGAAGGCCCTTACACACATTACACCCTTTATTCATTTTTCCACTCTAAAATCTTTGACCTGTCGGATCCTGAAGATCATGAATATTATTGCTGGGTACGAGATCGCATAGCAAATAATTGGTTTTTAGGTCATAGACTTGAGATTAAATGGGAAGGTGAAAAGTTGCTTGCTTACTTAGAATGGGTTCAATATTACGTTGTCCCAGTTGAACAAGGTATAGACCGCTGATGAATACGCACGAAGACCCACTTATTAAGCGTGGCGGAGATGATGCTTTACGCTTCCTCGTTACTGCTTTTTTGGCTGGAGGAGCGCTTGCGTCAATCGGTGCCTCTCTCCATTGGTTAAAGTTCCTCCGGCGTTTACCTGTCCCCAGTGAACTCCGCTATAGGTATTACAATCCATTTGATGTTGATATTAGGAAATATATCACAGACGAAAAGGGCGTTGCGCTTAATGCCGCTATTCATGAAGAGATCCTGAATCGCTTACGCTATGAGGCAGAAAAAGAGCTCCTAGATACCGAGGACGTTATCGAATCCCGTATGGAAGGCGCGAAGTCTAAAAAGAAGCGCCGCCGTGATTTTGAAGAGTTAGAGGAAGAAGAAGGATTAGAAAAGGAAGGTCAGGACTGGCTTAGCTCTATTCTCCCTTCGTGGATTACTAATATTCCTTCTCAGCTTGTATCTATACCTTCTAGCTATGTTACTAATTTAATTCTCATTACGTTAGGAGCAGGTGCCTTCCTGGCCGGATTACGTCTGAGTCGGAAATTTAATAAAGATTTATTAGAAAAGCGTACAGAACGCTATACTCGTGCTTACACACAATCGGCTGCGGATGCCTTCTATAAAGAATATGCGGATCTTGTGCTTTTAAATAAGAAGATGAAGGAGGGTGCGTTTGATGTTGAGACAATCAAGCAACTTCCGGAGGACTCGCGTAAACGGATTCGTGATCTTCTCTTAGAGCATTCCGGTTTGGACTATAGTATTTATCTCGATCTTGATCCTGTTGCTCCTGAATTGACTCCGATAAGCCGAGACGAACTTGTAGCTCAGCGTAAACATAAATTGGAACCTATAAAGAGTGAAGATAAAAAGGCACACTTTACAAAGGAGGGCGGTTTTTGGGATACTCTTACCTTCGCACTTGCAGCAATCCCCGCTACATCTTTCATAATGAGTTTAATTACTCATACGCCGAAGTACCAGAAGGCGGATCCTCTGCAAATAGTTGAGGAGGGTTTCCGCAAGACCCAAAATTATAACGCGGCAGTTCAGGAGGCCTCACAAAAGATCCAGAATTTGATTAATCTGAATGCTCATAGAACTACTAACTTGCGAATATTAAAAGAGCTTTTAGATCCTGAAGGAGGTATTGTCAAACAGCGATCAGNTCATTATGCACTTAGCGCACCATCTATAGATATAGAAGAAACTCCGAAAGAGGTGACCAAAGAAGACGAAGAGGATGAAGAAAAAACCCGGAGTAAAAAGAAAAGGAGAGCTAGGAAAAGAAGTTTAACTACCGCGGAGGCTGCTGTGGCTGTGGAAAGCGATACTAGGAAGATCACACCGGCTCGTTTGCGAGTTGCTTATCAGTTATTGGCTCAAGGAGAGTGAGATGGGGGATTTATGGTCGGATGGTTTATTGGGTGATATTTGGGCGAATCACCTTCCTCCTGATCCCGGAGTGATGCATATGTTAGAACCGAAGACGAAAGAGCAAGAAGATAGAGATCAATCTTCTAAGGAGGATACAGAAAAACTTACCGTATTTGAGAGCGGCGCGGTCCGCTGTGCAGATGCGGATTCTGAACGTTACGATCTTATAACTCCTATCGGATTAAGACGCTTGGCCAGGGTTTATGCAAAAGGAGCCCAGCGTTACGGTGCCCGGAACTGGGAAAAGGGCATTCCGGCGTCTAATCTCATCAATCATGCACTACGACATATTACCCTTTATCTGCTGGGTGATACATCGGAAGACCATGTTGTACATGCTGCTTGGAACCTTTTGGCAGTGGCCCATTTCGAGGAGACGGATCCTTCACTCATAGATATTCCAACTCGCAAACCTGCCCCTAAGAAAGATATTCAGGCTTAG